AGTAAGAATTCACCAATCGCAATATCAAAGTTAGATTGTTTTAATGTGTCAAATAACTTATCGTTATACATATCTAATGCAGCTTGTGCTTCAGCATTACGCTCTGCTGGAATGTCTGATCCAGGCTCTAATCGACACCATTTACGTTGAGGAGGGAAGATGCCAGATTGCATACGGTTAGCAAATCGTTGTGTAGAGTTAATGGCTGTAGAATCAAACACACGATTCATCTTCTTCGTGCCACCCACTTTACCATCGTAATGACCATCATAAAGATTACGTTGTGGTAGTGCAAACTCGTATGCTTCTTCATACAAGTTCCTAAAGTCTTCTTTTTTAATTAATGCTTTATCATGTCTCTTTAAGACATCTTCTGCATTTAATCTCATCATTTCAGCCATACTTATCCCTTTTTATGTTTTGCAGCAAATGAACGTGCTGCTTCCTTACTACCAAAACCCCAAGCACTTAAAGCTTTCTTTACCATTATTCAGTCCAACTTATTATTATTTCCATTGCATGTGGATTGTTGTTCCCATCTGCATTGGTTAGTCTAAAAAGGTAATTAGTCAATCCTTTGAGGATAATGTTATTACCACCCACTTCACCACCACCACCTTTTTTACCAACCCCACCTGTGAGTATTTCTTTCAATATTAATGTACCTGTGCTAGAGACTGTTGGGCTAGCTAAAGCTACACCTTGACTCGGAATTGTACTTGCTCTATTTCTGTTAATAATAGGTAGTGATGTACCACCTGTAGCACTCGCACCTTCATATAAGTAACCGACTGCATTACCGGTAGATAACCCATTAATACTAAATACAGGATTTACTCCAGAAGGAAAAGCAATCACAATATCAATGCTTGCTCCATCTGCTACTTTATTATTATAATCTGCAACTAAGCCAGCACTAAATGCATGGCCTTCAATTAATCGAACATGCTCAATACTTCTAGTAGGATACGCACCTCTATATTGTTCCACTATGCCCACTCCGCTTTCTGAATACGTAATGGACCAAGGTTCACTAAGAAGTAATCAACAGGCGCACCATCAACTTCGCCTTCATAAATTTCAAAGCCTAAATTAAATCCCCAGTAAAAGTGATATGACCACATTACTTTTTCTTCTTCGGAAATCCAGCTAACATATTTTTGTAAGCTTTAGGTGATATAGTAGAATCTTCTTTAGATCGACTTGTGCCTTCTTTTTTACGCTTATTCATATTGTAATATAAACCTTTACTTGCCATTACTTTTTCCCCTTACGAGCTTCTGACATTGCAATCGCAACTGCTTGATCTTTACTCTTCACAGTCGCACCTGATCCTGACTTTAGTTTGCCAGCTTTGTATTCTTTCATGACTTTACGAACTTTCTTTTGCATTTTATCTTGCATCTAAGATTCCTCCTAAGTTACCTTTTTCGGGTGGTTGTTTAATGTTTTGTACTCTATCTTCTTTGTTATCCATTCTCATAAACTCATCATAATGAGCAGAAAAGCTTGCTTTGCGTTTCATCTTTGTAATAAAGTCAGAACTTTGTGATCCAGACCAATGACTGTTATACCAAAATGAATTAATTGTTTGATTACCTTGTGTCACTTCATCAATATTAGCGTTAGGTTTTTGTAAGTAATCAAATAACAATATAGCTGATTGCTGACCCGGTGATAATTTAGAAGCATCTGGATCATTATAAGCTTTAATCATATAGGCTGGAACCCCAGCTTTTTTTAACTTAACAGGGTCATTCGTCATCTCCATACCCTTATCACTCAGTATTTTATTAAATGATCGACGTAATGCAGTACGCAAACTTGGCCCTTCAAACTGATACATACCACGACCAGGTCCACCACCTTTTTGTACAGCTGTTGGATCTAACTTAGATTCATGGTAAGCAATAGGTAATAATACTTTATTAACAATCTGCTCTGGTGTACTCTTCTTGTTGCCTAAATATTGAGTGGCAAACTGATAATCTTTATCATTTAAGATAACATTTTTAGCTCGTTTAAGATCCATTGCTAATCCTATGTGCGTTATAAAGATTAATAGGAGGAAAAGATATTTCATACCATTCAATCATAATTTAATGTCAGCTCCAAATAAACCCGCAGTCATTCCTAAACCTGTTGTTCCTAATTCTGGTAATCCAGTTGCTGGTTTATCACCCACTGCTATTGCCTTACCAACAAGACCTCCTGTGCCACGACGTAGTCGACGTTGTGATGCTTTCGTTGCTTCTGACTCTGACTTAACTCTTGATGCTCCACGTTTAGCTGCTGATTCAATATCAGATAATTCTCCAGCAGTATAATCTTCACGATTAGATCCAAACACATCAAAGTCTCTTGATGTGTATTGTTTTTCTCTCGTGCGTGGATCTATAGTAAATACTGCACCTTCTGGTGCTTTATAACTGACTGATGTTCTGGCTTGTATACCACCACCATAACCAAAGATTGGGTGATAAGATGGTTGATATGGCATACCAAATTGACCTGTTACTGGAGAGAACTGCCCCATAATAGTTCTGCCATACGATGTGCTAACTTGTCTTTTGCCTGGCTGATATTCACCTGATGGCATCAAGAACTCTTTATCTTGTCGCTCTACAGTACGATAACCTTCTGAGATTTGTTTATCAACTTGTGTATTCCACCAGTCTTCAGATTTAAAGATGTTACGACCGCCAGCAAGATTAGCTAAATCTTTTTGAGCTTTTTCTGATGTCGGCAACATACCTCTAGCTAATGCCATACCAAAATCAAGGGCTGCCATTAAGCACCTGTACCTAATGTATCTTCTTCTTCAACACCAACCTCTGGGCTGAATCGACCACCAGAAAGCAATGTACGCTTACCACCACGCATTCTTGCTTTACGTTTAGCAGCCATTTCTTCTTGTAGATCTCGTTTCTCCATTTGTGCTTGTTCTCTTGCACGTTTTGTTTCTTCACGCTGTAATCTTAATGACTCTTCAGCTGCCGATGTATCTGGCTTACCGCCACCGAATGCACCACCCATTAGGTTCTCCTCATCATGTAATAATCTTTTTTATCAACGCTATATTGTCTGAGCAAGCCCTCTTTCTCAAAACCTAGACAGCTTGCCCATGACATAGCCCTTTTATCCTCAAATCTTACCGTAATTTGTAACCGATGTAAAGTGAATAATATCTCACAGATATCAAAGAATGCATGCGCACCTTTTGTCATAGCTATTGGATATCGTCTAGCTTCCTCAGAAAAGAGAGACCACGCTTCACCCACTCCACGCCAAATGATAACACAACCAAAGATAGCAACAGGGCGATCTTCAATGTAAGCAGTAATGCTAGGACCAGCCTGAGACTGATGTATGATACGTTGTTCTCGAACTTCAGGCGGTACTTGCGCAATCCCATAATCATCTAATCCCTTAAATGTTTTTAAATGTAGAGGATTGAATGGCACATACCCACCGTTCTTCACTTTAGGCATGTATTGATTCAGCACATCCCTACTGATGAAAGACATCGAAATCTGTATTAACGACTGTTTGTGATATTAGTGTGTTCTGTGATAACGCTGACTTGGTCATTCGCTTATGTTCTCCACCACCTAAAAGCAAATAACCAAATGCGTCACCAATGTGTGAGTGTTCATTTTTATTTGGACTATCTTTGAATCGTTCCTGTCCAGCTCCAACAGCCACTCGTTTAAAATGATAACCCCCTGATAAGGACTTACGAATACGTTTACAAGATGTATGTACCATCAGTCCTGGTTTACCATTAATCAATCTTTGCATCGGAGCTGCTGCACCTTCACGTCTCACTTTAAAGTTGTTTGATGCTGTCGGTTGTGCGCGTAAGCCTAAAGTGCGTAAATAATCAAATGCAGTCACTTCATAGATCGCATCACGTTGCATACCGGCTGGATCTCCCCATACCATCACTTGTGCTTTTGGATAACGTGCATTGATCTCGGCTAACAACTGTTGACCAAATCTTTCCAGACCCATATCTTCTGTCACAATCTCATGTAGAATAATCCAACGGCCATTAGCTAATCGTTGCCCGATTGCGGCTGCCGGTGTTAAACCGAAGTCTAATCCTATGTGC